GTTGTGCGATATGCGGTGAGTCGCCTTCGGAAGCAAATGGGCATCGGCACAAACATCGGCTGCATGTGGACCACGACCACAAAACAGGAGCAGTACGCGGATTGCTTTGCAACAACTGCAATGCAGCACTTGGATACCTGAAAGACGACCCGGAACGGTTTTTGTTGGCGTTTGATTATCTAACCACGAGACAGAAAGAAAGAAATGAATCCAGCGCTCAAACTTGATTGCATGTTCGCTCATTTTCCTTACGGCGGGAACGGCGGAGTCTCTTCGGAAATCCCGCAGATTCGACGGTGGGAAGTTGAGACTGCGCTAAAGATGCTCGCTGACAAGCGGGTGGGATGGTTTGAGTCGAAGGATTTTAGCGACACGCCAATCTGCATGACGAGGAATAGGGCCATCCGAACGGCGAAGGCGATGGGGGCGCATTTGCTCCTGATGATCGACAGTGACAACGATCCCCTGAAGCACGCTGGCGAGCCGTGGTTCAAGCCGTTCTGGGATGAGGCGTTCAACTTCATCTACAAAAACTATCAAGCCGGCCCGCGACTTGTCTTTGCGCCGTATTGTGGACCGCCGAACAATATCGAGAACGTCTATGTCTTCAAGGCGCAAGCACTGCACAACCACGCTCAGGAAACGGCTTGGAAGTTGGAGGCGTATAACCGCGATGAAGCCAGCATGATGACCGGCATTCAGGAAGCCGCCGCCGGCCCCACGGGGATGATTCTGATCGACATGCGGCTCTTTGATCTGATCGAGCCGGTGGCGATGTCGAAAGAGCAGATAGTCCAGGCATTGGCCAGCGGGATGATGACGCCGGAGCAAGGCTTGCACGCCTTGCGGGAAGGCTACTGCTATTACGAATGGGAAGACCAGTACGCCGATCAGAAGGCCAGCACGGAGGACGTGACGCTGACCAGGGACATCGCTTTGGCGGGCATGGCCAAACTCGGATACAACCCCGTGTTCTGTGCGTGGGATTCGTGGATTGGCCATCACAAGCCGTGGAATGTCGGCAAGCCGCAGCGCTACACGCTGGAGGCGGTGAACGCTTCGTACCGCAAGGCCGTGCTGGATAACGCGCGGGCGGAAGAGCGCATCGTCGATATGTCCAACTTCAATCAGGGCGACGATCCACTGTCGAGACGTTTACGGGCGATGGCGGCTGGCGTGGATGCGGCGCTGCCGCCAATTTCCCCGCCAGACGCTCCTCCGCCAGACAATGGCCACAAAAAGAACGGCAACGTCGCTTCGCATGTGATTGAACAGAACGGCAAGCAATGCCGGGCGACGGACGGCGAGTGGTACATGCACGGCGGAGCGCCGCCGGAACAACTGGCAGCCTTGCAGGACATGGTGCGAGCGCATGCTTATCGGATCAATCGAAATCTCCGCATTCTTGAAGTTGGGACATGGTTGGGCGGAACTGCGATTGCAATGGCCGAAGCTCTGACTGACTCGCAAGTGCATTGCGTCGATACGTGGGCTGGATCGCCATCAGATTGCACCGGAGAGTGTGCCGCGGTCGCCGGTGGAGCGGATGCCGTATATGCCGAGTTCGAGAAGCGAGTCGGCAGTCGCCTCGATAAGTCGATTATTCCCTGGCGCAAGTGTTCTGCTGAAGCCGCCGCGCTGTATTGGGAGCAGTTCGATGTCGTGTTCATCGACGCCGAGCACACCTATGAAGCCGCCAAGGCGAACATTCTGGAATGGTGGCAGCATCTTCGCGACGACGGAATCATGCTGGGACACGACTACAACACGCGGAATTGCATGGGGGTGACGAAAGCCGTGCATGAATTGTTCGGAAACAAGTTCGAGACATTCGGCTGGGACGCTGGCGGCGGCATGTGGAAAGTCCGCAAGAGCGATTTTCCGGACGGATTGCTGGGAATGGAGGTGGCCTGTGCTGCCGAAAAAGTGGACTAAGATCCCGGACGGGATGAAATGCTGCGGAAAGTGCGGCCTGGAGCTGCCCCAGAACGGCGACCATTTCGATCGGGACCAATCCAAGCCGGATGGTTTCAAGAACTGGTGCAAGAAGTGCCGGGCCGAGAAACGGAAAGCGGCTGAACTGTCGCGGGCGGCGTCGGTTTTGGAAACACTTAATAAGACCATGATTGCGGCGATTATCGAATCGCGGCCGGGTGGAACGAACATTCCGCATCAGGCGGAAATGTATCAAATCCTGATGAGCATGCTGGGCGGCGTGCAAGGCTGGGGAATGCACTGGATGGCACAGTATGTCGCTGCAGCGCCTGGCAGCCAAACTCGCGAGCGGATGCTCGGACAAATGCAAAAGATGGCGGCGGCCGTATCGGACAGCAACAAGGTCTCGATGCCGGCCGAGCTGATGAGTGACGCCGATCTCGATTTGGAATTGAAGAAGCGTGAGGATCGGATGCAAATCGTGTCAGGAAATTTCACGGATGTAGGTGAGCAGGTAAGTGTCAAAGAAGCCTGTTGATAATCCGACGCAGCCCGGATTTCCGCCGCTGACAACGAGCGGACTTACGGATTGGGAGAAAAAGCAGCATAAACGGCTGGTTGTGGAGAAGATGCGCCGCGAATGCGAGACGCTCCGGCTCTATGAACCACTGCCGTTCCAAGATGAATTCCATCGCTGCACCAGGCAGCAAGCCCTGATTTTGAAGGGGAATCGCGCCGGCGGAACAATCGCGCTAATGGTGGAAGTCGCCAGGGCGTTCACTGGACAGGACCCCTATAACAAATATCCCAAGACTGGCTGCCAGATTGTTCTGTTGGGCTATGGCGAGAAGCATATTGGCCGGGTGTTCTACAACAAGTTATTCCGCCCCGGCATCTTCCGGGTGATTCGCGACTTGGAAACCGGCAAGTGGCGAGTCTATCGACCCTGGCCAAAAAATGAAGGCGGCGACTTGGAGCGATATGAAGAATCGGCCAAAGCGCCGCCGCTGATTCCAGATAGGTTCATTCAGGGCAGTATCGCCTGGGAAAAGCGCGCGGAGCGAGTGTTTTCCGTTATCCGTTCCACGACGGATTCCGAGATGCACGCCACCAATAGCGCCGGCGATCCAGGTCAGGCGCAAGGCTTTAGCGTCACCCTGTACGCGATCGACGAGGACTTGAAAAATAGCGGCTGGTATGAGGAAGCCATCGGGCGCGTGGCGGACTGCGGCGGGTTCATCCGCTGGTCCGCTCTGCCGCACGGTGATAACGAGGACTTGATGCAGCTTGTCGATTTCGCCGAGAAGGAACGCGAGAAGAAGGAACCCGTTGCGGTCATCATCCGGGCTTCGATTTTCGATAACAAGTATCTTCCCAAGCATTCGATCAATCAGTCGGTAAGCGCTTGGAAAGCCAAGGGCGAAGATATTTATCGCAAGCGAGCGCTGGGCGAGATCAATATCAACTCGACCCTGATGTACCCCACGTTCAATCGCCATGTCCATGACGTGATGAATATCGGAGAGACGAGCACGAATGCCCAGCGGATATTGGCGGAGCGACTGGGCGAGCCGCCGGCCGAGTGGACACGATACGTGACTATCGACCCTGGCTTCACGGTTTTGGCAATCGAGTTCTTGACTGTACCGCCGCCTGAGCTTGGAGATCAGATTTTTTTGTACGACGAGTGCTACATCCATGATCCACCAGTTCCGACGAAAGCCTTTGGCGATGCCTTGGAAATGAAATGCTCATCGAGCGTAATCGAGGCATTCATATTCGATATGCACGGCGGGCGATTGCGGAGCATCGCCACGGGTGAAGTGCCGTACGAAAAATATGCGGAGGAAATGACTCGGAGGAACATTCACCCGCAGGCAGGCGGAACATTCCGGCACGCTTGCGACGACACCGGCCGCCGCGAGGAGCAAATGCGGACGCTATTGGCGATTCAGCGGAACAGCCAGCCACGCTTCATGGTTTGCGTCGGCAAATGCCCTAGCTTCGTGGCCGAAATGGAGAAGTTCAAAAAGAAAACCGTCAAGCAATGGGGCAAGAATGTAGCCATCGAAAAAGGCGACCGCCGCGTCAATACCCACGCAATCGAGGGAGTCGAGGGCGCATTGGCGCTCGATTTAGTCTGGGTAAAGCCCAAAGCACAACACGTTCAATTCAGTCTCGTGGATAGCTGGAAAGCCCTTCGCGACCGCTTGCAGCTCAAGCGGCGAATGAATGGCCAACTGGCAAGTCCTTCCATTTCCCTTGGACCCATAGGAGTCGGATCGTGACAACTACTTTAGAGCAGGAAGTTTCCGAAAAGCGGAATGAAGAAGTCGCGGCATTCGTAATGACCAAGCCGTGCCGTGGGCAGTGCGTAACCTGGTATTCGGCCGGCACGCGCGATTGCACCGGCGAAATGGCGTTTATTCTGGAAATCGGGAAACGCAACGTCGTGTTGCAGCGTGCTAGCGGACTGGCGATGGAGAGCGTGCGGCATATCGACGACCCGAAACTGAAACTGTCCGTCGATCAGCGCGAGAGTGGTGCCTGGGATTTCACCGACCGCGACAAGCAACTCGACAAGCTGCAAGCGACCGTGAACGATTTGCACTCGCGTTTCACGACGCTGGAGACCCGCCTGGCCACGCTGGAAGACTTGATTAAGAACTAAAGAGAATTGGCCGAGTTAAAGAAGGACTAGATGGCGAAAACAGCCGATCTACGGTCGCACCCGATGCGGCAGGTGTGTGAGGCATGGCTTGCGAAAATCAAGCTGGCGCTGGAAGTGCGCCATGAGAAGTTCGGGAAGTACGCCGAGGAGATTTCGCGGTTCTACGACGGCGCGCACGACTTCATGTGGAAGGAAGCCTACGCCCAGGCCCCCGGCGGGTTTCTCGACAAGGATGCCGGAACGCTGCCGACGTTCAGGGTCACGATCAACAAGGTGTTCGAGGGCGTTTCGCTGTTCGTGCCGTCCTTGTACCACAAGAATCCGAATATCCTGGTCTCGCCTTTGGATCGGACACGAATTCGCCCGGAAGCACTGGGGATTGATCCCAACGATCCCTACGGGATGCAAGAGTATCAGCAGCTTGCAATGGAGGAGGAGCAGCAATGGCTGGTGAAACAAGCCTGTGCGGATGTCAAGACGCACTACATCAACTGGGTGCAACAAGAGACCGATAAGAAGACGCATTCCAGGCGGACCATTACCGAAGCGATCGTAGCCGGACTGGGCTATTTGGAAACGACCGTCTTTCAACCGCCGGCCAGTCAAATCGTCATGCCGCGAAGCACGTATATATCGTGGTACGATGTTGTTGTCGATCCTGACGCGGCCTATTGGGAAGACGTGCAATGGATTGCCATTCGTCGCTGCCGGCCAGTGAATTTGACGGAACGCAGGTTCGGCGCGCAAGAGGGCGAGTATAAGGGCCATTTGCAATCGTTCGATTCGCAGACTACGCCCAAAGGCAAACGGCAAGCCAAAGAGAACCGACGCGGAAACAGTTTTGATCTGATGGAATACTGGGAGGTTTTTTCCAAGAACGGGTTTGGCGATAAGTTGCAAGAGAACGACCGGATTCCCAAGCAGCAGCAATACGATTATTCCGTGCTGGGGGATAACTGTTGGCTGGCTGTCGCTTCTGGAATGCCGTACCCACTGAATTGCCCAACTGAAATACTGATGCAGGAAGATGCCCAGCAGGCTGTGTACGACCGCGTGCAATGGCCAGTGCCATATTGGAACGATCAAGATGGCTGGCCGGTCACGCGATTTCACTTCTACGACAAGGAAAATGAAATCTGGCCGATCAGCTTGTTCAAGCCGGCAATCGGCGAAATGCGGTTCGTCAACTGGTGCATGAGCTTCCTGGCAGACAAGGTGGCGTCGAGCTGCACGACCTACATCGGCGTGATGAAAGCGGCCGGGGCCAACATTCAGAAGCAACTGAATGGCTCCAATGCTCCATTCACCGTGATCGAGATTGCGGAAGCGTTTGGCAAGCCGCTCTCGGAAATGGTGACGTTTTTGCAAGCCCCGAATTTTCCCGGCGACATCTGGCGAATGCTGGCGGAAGTCGGCTTGCAAATCGAGAAGAAAACTGGAGTCACGGAACTACTGCAAGGCATGACCTCGCACTCGATGCGGAGCGCCGCCGAAGCCAATATCAAAAACGAGCGTGTTTCGATCCGCCCAGACGACATGGCGGCCCGCACGGAGGATGCGTTGAGCGAAACCGCTGTACGGGAAATTCAGGCGGCACGGTGGTTCTGCGATGTTCCCGACGTCGAGCCGGTCGTGGGCCGCATGGGGGCCATGATTTGGCAGAACTATGTGATGACCAACGACCCGGATCAGGTAGTCCGCAACTTCACGTATCGCGTGGAGGCCGGATCGACCCGCAAGCCGAACATCGAAACCAAGATTCAGCAACTCAATGAGTTGGGCCAGTATGCCCTGCCGGTCTTCCAGCAGTTCGCGGCGGCCGGGCAAGTCGAGCCGTATAATGCTTACATCACGGAATACTGCAAGCTCCAGAATATCGACCCCCAGCCATTCCTTGTTCAACCGCCGCAACAGACCGGTCCCTCGCCCGAAGAACAACAGGCCCAAGCCGAATTGGAATTAGAGGTCCAGCGATTGCAACTCGACGTGCAAAAAATGCAAGTTGAATTAGGGATGAAGTCGCAGCAACACCAGCAAGAGATGAAATTTTCCGAGGAAGAACACCAGCTTGAGATGACCCAAGCCAAAGAGCAAATGAATCTCAAAAAACAGGAATCGAAAGCCAAAGCGGAGTCGATGAAAATCGCTGCCAGCAACAAACCAAAAACAGGAGCTAAATGATGGCACTTTCCGATGACACCAAGCGCAATCTCGAAGACAAACTTGGCTATTCGTCCGGCAAGGAAGTCGGCGAGTTTTTGGATATTATTGACGTGCTATCCGGCACCGAGGTCGGATACCTGGACGGCGTAACGGCCGGAACGGCAACCGCCAGTAAAGCGGTTGTGCTCGACGCCAATAAGGCCATTGCCACGATTACGACGGCGACGATTGCCAACTTCGCCGGCGCGGAGAACCATGCCGGAGTGATTACTCCGACTGGTGGCATTGACGCCGCTGGCGGGTTTACGGCAAGACCTAGAAATTGCCACACCGGCGGCGTGCCGGCACAAACAACTGGTTTTGGCACGAACGCAACGACCAATACCGCCGGAACCGTGTATCTGTCGGAAGTTTTCGTGCCGTGCAATATATCCGTGACCGGCGTGGCTGTTTTCAATGGAACGGCAGTCGCTGGCAACGGAAAGGTCATTCTCTACGACTCGGCAGGCGCACGGGTAGCCATTAGCGCCACCACGGCAATGACCGGTGCGACGGCCTATCAATTGATTCCTTTCACGGGTGGACCGATTGCAGTCGTTGGACCGGCAACCTATTTCATCGGCACGATCTACGATACGACAACGCACGACTTGCGTGGACACACGATCGGTTCCTTTGCAGTCGGCGAAGACACCGGGAATACCTACGCCACGGACTCGACGTTTGCCACGGTTACGGTTCCGACGACTTTTGGCGGAACTACTGGACCAGTCGCCAGCCTGTACTAAAAACCATGAGCGCCATTTCTAAATCAGTTCGCTTGGAGGAAGTGCAAAACGAGCAGGAGATTTGCAGCAAATGCCGAGAAAAGCCAGCCGGTCAACAAATGTGTCCGTTTCAAAAGGAAATTAACGACAAGGACGTGGAGTGCAACTGCTGCGAATCATGCCGCGCAGAGTGCCTTCAAGATATATGAGCAATATTTCCAATGCCAATCAAGCGTTGGCCGCTGAATTGGATGGCTTACGATCGGATAGACCACTCGACACGGACTGGGAGTTTGACGGTGCCGGCGCGAGCCGTCGTTATTACGGCTATTGGTGCTGTGTCTGGAAAGAACGGGATGGTTTTGTCTTTCGAGCGATGAAATCCGGTTATGACGGCAAGAGTTTCTTCGACAAGCGTACCAGCAGTTTACGAATATGGCCCACTATTGAAACGGCTCAACTAGCTTGCGATCACGCCATTCGCTACAAGGAGCACGACGAGGATATGCCGGAACCACAATGAGCGCCATTTCTAAATCAGTGCGATTGGAACAACTGCAAGCCGATGTCGATGCGTGCGGCCCGGATGCGCTGGCACTATTC